TTTACTTTAAATAAATTATCTTTATTTTTTGTTTTAACATCAATAGTATAAATACCTTTTGTTTTATTATATAATTCTTTTTGTTTTCTACATCTAGAATTAGTAGAAATTTTTCTATTAATAGAGTCCCAATAAATTAATATTGATATCATAATTAATAAAAATACAAATAATATATTTAAACTAATTTCATATATATTCCAATTTTTTGGTAAAAATGCTTCATAAAATTTATTATTAATATTATTTATTTTATAATTTAAATCTAATATATTTTGAGATTTATCACTCATTTATTAATTGAAAATATTTTTATTTTGCTTGCTCTTCTTCATCTGCATATTGGTTGTCAATCTCGTCTTTGAATGATTGTGAATCTCCTGCTTGCTCGTCATTTTTCTTTTCCTGTTTATCTTTTACATCAGCAATAACATTTTTAAAATTTTTAAAATCTTTGGTCAAAGTATCTAATTTCTTTAAATCAAATCCACTATCTAATATAAAATTTTCCTCAATATAGTTTTTATAGTTATTTTTATTATTATTAAATAATGTAAATTCTTCTTTAATATTATCCATTTGTTCATTACTAACTTTTTTTCCTTTATTTTTAGTTTTATTTCTTGTTTCTTCAGCCATTTTTTCCATTGAATATGCCACTTTTATATCATCTTCGCCTAAATCACGGAATGCATTAATTGCATTTCTAATTTCAACTTCTGTTTTATCTATTTTAAGAACCTTTTGAGCAAATTCTACCATCCAGTCTTCCATCAAAATCCAAAAATTATTAGTATGGCAATATAATCCTTTTCTTCCTGATTTTTTCATACAACCAAACATTCTATCAAACCAATTAAACACCTGTTTTTCATTACCTGGAAATAAACCTATTGCTTTCCAAACCCAAGTTGCTGGCCACCATCCAAATGCTTTATGAAAAAAATATAACATAATACATATACCGAATAAAAAGGCCCATATTATACTACTTACTTGTAAAAAACCAGGATGTATATATCTGAAATAAAAATCTAAAGCTTTATAAATAACAATACCTGGAAAAGCCCATTTTAGACTCCTTACAAAAGGAAGTTCATACATAAATTGGACTAACCACCATAAAAATAGAACAAATATACCCCCAAAAAAGACCACAGTCATTACGGTAAATCCAAAATATATAAACCAAAATATACCTTTCTTGAGAGGGTCTATTAAATATTTTAATATTTTACCTATAAATCCTCCAATATCTGCACCTTTGTGTTCATAACAAGGACCATATAAAGAATTAAATCTAGTATCATCTAAACATTCTTGTGTTTCAGGTTGTCCTGTTTTTAAATTATCAATACATTTTTTTGCATTATCATATTTTTTTTCACATTTTTCTTTATTTTTAATACAACTATTGTAATACATATCTTCTCCAATTGAAGTTTCNNTATTTTTTGATTTTTTTTCACAATCACCACATNTTCTTTTTATATTTTTTTCTAACTCTTCTTTCATACAATATTGTAAATGTGCTTGNTCATATGCTCCATATGCACTTGTAAAACTATATTTATTATCTTTATTAAATGTATTATCACATAATCTTTTATCTAAACTAGTTTTTGCCCCATCCATACAATTAATATATTTTTGCTCGGCTGATATATTATTTTCATATACTCTAAGACTATCTGCTCTACATTCTTTTTCATTTTTTTTTTTATGCATACATTCTTGATATTCGTGACTTGCTAATTTTGCAGGAGTATGATGATGGTCGTGTGGATAAGTGTCATCATGATCCATATAATTTGGTTCAAAATCAAAGTTGATAAAATTTTCATTTATCATAATACTCTAAATATAATCTATATAAAATAATTATGAAATAATGCCATCTTCATCAATTATAAATGATTTTACTGCTAAATCATTTATAATATTTTTATTTTCATAATTATTATTAATATAATCATCGTATAAATTTATAAATTCGTTATACAATTTATTGGTTATTTCATTATTTTCTAGATCTAATTTTGTAAAAATTAAATCAAAATCCTTATAAAAATTATTATTATTAATCATAGTAATTTTTTTATTTTTATCATATTGATTCATTTTTTTTTATTTTATCATATAAAAAAAACATATATTTATATTATATGACTAATAATACTTTTATTAAAAAGTCACCTGCTTATTTTGGAAAAAAAGCAAGTGATTATGCTATTGGTAACTCAGATATAGGATATGATAATGAAACATGGTGTGTAACAATTAAAAATAATCGTTATGTTTGGGTTAGAAAAACTGAAGATTATAACTTAATAAATAATGAAATAACAAAAAAAATAACCTATACCGATAATAATACTCAAAAGAAAAAAAAATATACGGTATATAATGAATTTTTGGATATTAAAATGAAAGAATTAAAAGATACTAATTTAAATTTAACACCTAAAGAATTATTCTCATTAGCTGTAAGTCAATGGCATAATATAAAAACGAATAAAGAAGAGTTAAATAATTATTTGTATTTATATAAAAAAAATGATTAATAAATTAATATATATTGTTAAATGTTTGATATAACATTATCAAAAAATAAAACTTTAATTCTCATTGACGCAAGTTACTATGTATTTTATAGATATTTTGCAACATCTAAATGGTATAACATCCAAAAAAAAGAATTTACTGAAGAAGAATTTAATATATCATTTTTAAAACATTTACAATCAGATATTAAAAAAATTACTAAAAAATGGAAAACTGATATCAATAATATCATATTCTGTCTTGACTGTGCTAGGACAAAAATTTGGAGAAATGATTATTATAGCGAATACAAAAGTACTCGTATGTTGAATAGTAACTTTAATCAAAATATATTTGGTGTATTTTATAATTATTTAAAAGAAAAGGAAATTACTACTATATATTGTGATAAACTTGAAGCAGATGATGTAGTATATTTAACACATATATCTGTTAAAAATGAATTTAATAAAATAACTGTAATTACGAATGATAATGATTATTTACAATTAATTTCAGATAATACAGAAATTGTCAATATGCAATTTAAAAATATTTTAACAAGAACTAAATTAACAACCTCAAAAAGTATATTAATTTTTAAAGCTTTATTGGGTGATAAAAGTGATAATATACCGAAAGTTGGTACGGGAATAAATAAAGAAACTGCTATTAAAATGGCTAATGATGAAAATATGTTAAAAAATTGGTTAGATAAACATGATTTAAATGAAAAATATGAATTTAATATGAAATTAATTTCCTTTGAATATATTCCACAAGAACTACAAAAAATTTTCGAGTATTTATATAGGTTTAATATTAAATAATATTATAAATATGGATATTAATACTATGTTTGAAAAAATTAATAAAATGTCTTTAACACAACAGTATGAAAATAATACAATAGACAAATATGAGGATAGACATGCTTTTTTATTTGAAATAGCAGTAAACATTTCTCAATTTTTTGGTAAAAGTAAAAGAGGAGGTGGTATACAAACTATTTTAAAAGACAATATAAAAGGATTTACTGATAGTTTTATGAATGAATTTGATAAAATAAGAAATGGTCAAGCTTATTTAATAAGAGATATTTATCAAAATACGATATTTAGCAATTTAGGTAGTTACACAGTAAATGATCAAATTAGATTTACAGTAATATTATTAAGAGATTTAAAAGTTAAATATGAAATATATAATGGTAAAGTTCAAGTATATGGTGGAAAAATTAAAAAAAATAAAAAGAAAAAAGGAGGAGGTTTGGAATTGGTAATGATATCGGGAATTATTATTGGAGCAATATGGTCATTGATACAAATTTATGAAAAATTAGATGACTGGATGAAGAAAAGGAATGGATATAGTAAATCATCGCCATTTAAGAAACCAAGTTATGACACACCAATACCAATACCAATACAAAGTCCTGAAAGACCAAGACAAAGTCCTGAAAGACCAAGACAAAGTCCAGAAAGACCAAGACAAAGTCCTGAAAGACCAAGACAAAGTCCTGAAAGACCAAGACAAAGTCCTGAAAGACCAAGACAAAGTCCTGAAAGACCAAGACAAAGTCCTGAAAGACCAAGACCAACTTCTCAAATGATGAGAATATCAGGAGAAGAAAATAAAACACAACAAACACCTTCTCAAAAAAAAAATAAAAGACTTGGTCTATTCAAATTAAAAAATTTCTTTCGAAGATTACCTAAAATATAATTTTTTTATTATTGATTTAAGAATTATCAATATATTATTATTATTATTATGATATTTAAAAATAAATTTAAAACAGCACTTATAACTGGTTCTACAAGAGGTGTTGGTAAAGAAATTGCAAAAATGTTTCTCAAAAATCATTACAATGTAGTTATTACTGGTAGAAATATAGATCATGCTAAAAAAGTCGCGGAAGAATTAAATAGTAACAAATATAGTCTTGCACATGCAAAAGGATATTATTTAAATTATGATAATATTTCTAAATGTTCTAACTTATTAAATTCTCTTGAAAATAAAGAAATTATTCCTAATTTTCTTATTAATAATGCCGGTGCTTTAAATACTAACAATTTGAATGATGTATCATTAAAAACAATTAATACTATGGCAAACGCGAATATGATTGGTCCATTAATTATGTCAAAATATTGTATAAATATTATTAAAAATACGAATGAATATGGTGGTATATTATTTAATACACCGTCATACAAAATAGATGATAAAACAACATATTTATTACCTTATATGCAAACAAAACTAGGACAGACAACATTAATGAATTCATTGGCAAATTCTAATTTAAATAATAAAGCATTGATTTGTGGATTTTGGACAAAATATCCTTTAAGTACTGATGCTATTATTAATAGAAATCTAGGAACTTTAGATAATTGTATGCATCCAAGTATATTATCAGATACAATAGAAGAATTAATTTTTAATACAAATAATCCTTGGCGATATAATTCAAAAGTGATAATAGATCAAGATTTTTTAAGTGAAAGAAATATATCATTAAATAAATATAAAATGGGTAAAAATATAAAAAAATTAGATGATTTATTTATGGATCATCTTAAAAATAAATATAATATCAAAAAAAATTTATATTAAAAAATGATTTTATTTATATATATTTATTTAATATAAATGGAACAGTTTTCTGGTATTATTATTGACGCTAAAGAGTTCACTTTTTGTCCAGGTCCTTGTAAACATAATAAATATAAAGATAATATTGTAAAATTAAAAAATAGAATTATATATGACTTTAAACCAAACTTCGGCGGTCGCTATAATTATTTTGAATATCCAATAAATTACAAAGATAATATTTATTTAAAATTCCAAAATTTAAGAATATGTAGAAAATGTTATAATAGATATAATGAATTATGGAATAATAAAGACTATGAATTACTTGAAAAAGATGCAGATAATATACAAAAAAAACTATATAACTATGCATTATTAGTAGATTTGGTTGAGTTTTAAATCAATTTTATTTAATTTATCATTATGATAATCTAAATTATTTTTTATAGTATTTAATAATACTAATAAATTTTTATTATTATTTTTGTTCTCTATTTTATCTAAAATTACTTTTTTATAAGCAAAATTTTCATATATATTTCTAATTAAACAAAAACAAATTACTATAAGAATAATTAAAGCTAAAATTATTATTTTTTTCATAATTCTATAAAATAATAATATTATATAATAGTTAATATGATTAATAATTGGATATTAATTGCATTAATATGTACAATATTCTCATCATCTGGTGTAATATTAATGAAATTTATTGATAATAGTAAATATGATAATATAATTTTTATGGTTATTAGTTATATTGTTGTAGGTTTATTTGGTATAATTTATTTAATATATGATTTTAAAAATAAAAAAGAAATCTTAAAAAATTGTGATTATATGTTAATTATATATTCAACTATATTTGCATTATTTATTGTAATTGGTAATATTATAATACAATACGCATTTTCAATATCTCCAAATATAAGTTATACACATTTAATAATAAATTTAAATATAATATTTACAGTAATTGCTAGTTATATATTATTTAATCAATATATAAATATTTATTGTTTTTCAGGTATGATAATTTCCTTCATAGGTATTTTAATTATTATGTTTAATTACAAAAATTAAAAAAAATGATTTACGTATATAATATACATTAGTTATATATTATGATTGAAGTTATAAAAGGAATATGTATTGAAGATTATCCAATGGTTAGTATAATTGACTATTATAAATATCCAGAAATTAAAATTGATGAATAGATAAAACTAGTCTTTATTATTTAAGAACATATAGAAGTTATATATAAAAATGCTTGAAAAAAGATGTACTACTTGTAACATTATTAAAAATAAAAACTTATTTCATAAATATAGTTTATGTAAAAAATGTGCAATTATTAATGATGTAGGTCAGTATTTACTTTTTGCTAAATTAGCAAATCATTTTAATAAAAGCATTGAAGAAATTGATAATATTTTAACAATTGATGATAACGACCCTTCCCGAAATGCAATTGGGGAGCATATATATTATAATGATGTTATGTTAGAATTAGTTAAATATTCTAATTCACAATTTAATAATAGAGAAACCATAACAAGATTTTTAGATGAATAAATTACTAGTCTTTGTTATTTTTAATAAGATCTTTAATATTTTTTATTTGTATTTTATAATGTTGTTCAGGTTCTTTTAATAATATAAAATTTAGTAATAATTCAATCATTTCATAATATTTTTTATGTTCTATTTTCAAACAAATATCTTCTTTATTTTCTTCTGCAAATTTTTGCATTTGTGTAGTTTTTTCATTAACTAATTCTTCTGCTAATAAATTCAAATCTTTTAATATATATTCATTATTAATTTTAATTAAAGCATTTTCTTTATTTTCATAAGTAATATTATTATTTTCTGGAAACTCTTTATTAAAATGTATTTCTTTTGTTAATAATCTTGGTATATCATATGTTTTTGTAAATATATCTAATAATTTTTCATAATCAACATAATCTAATCTTTCATTTTTATAATTATTAATATAGAAATTATTAATATTATTAGAGTTTACATCTCTACAGTTATATTGATACTCTATATTTCCATTTGTTGTAATATTATTTGTATTTAAATTATCTACATTATTTTTACTTTTATATGTTTGAGAATATATAATACTTCTTGATTTACAATTATTTTTTAAAACATGTCTTGATTTATGTTGTCGAGAAGTAAAANTCATCATACATTTTGGACAAGTTAATTCATTAATTCCTTTACAATTTTTTTCATGTAATAAATAACTTTTATAATTTTTGTATTTTTTGTCACATTTATTACAAATATAATTATTTTTATTACTAATATTTTCATTTTTTTGGTTTAAGGGTACAATTTTTTGATTTAGGGGTACATTTTTTTCATTTGGGGATACATTTTTTTCATTTGGGGGTACATTTTTTTCATTTGGATGTACATTTTCTTCACTTGATAATTTTTCTATATTCATTATATATTCGTTAAAATGTTTATTGAAACAATGTCTTTTCAAATCATATTTTCTATTTGTTTGATAAAAACATTGCTCACATTTGAACCTTTTAGAAGCTATGTTTTGCGTCATTACTATATATAGTGTATATATAATTCTTTAAATAATAAAAATCTTATGAGAAAAAACGCTAAAATGCGTTTTTACGCAATCAATATTTTTACGTAAATTTTTTTTCAAAAAAAATCGATTTTTTTTTGTCTTTTTTTATCTTAATTAAACAAGACCATTTA